ACGCTGAATACGGTGCTATTGGAGTTATTGTATCATTATTTGTAATGATGATAGTAAATCTTATGAAAAGTCAAAGAACTCAAAATGAAGATTTAGATGTAATACGTCAAGAAATAACTAAGATAGAATCTACTGTGGAAAATGTTGAGGGAATAACAATTAAGTTAATAGAGAGATGGAACAAGTCAGACGATACAAGTGCTCGACATAGAGAAGATATCGTAAGAGAATTAAATGATGTAACCGATGATTTAGCGTACCTTAAGGGTCGTATTAATGGAAAGGCTAATTGATAAATGATAGATTCAACTAAAGCAGTAGTTAATGGTATGGTTGGAGTAGGTGTTTGGTGGACAAACTTGCCAATGATGTTACAAATGGCGGTTTCAGTTGCAACATTAGTGTATTTAATAATAAAAATAAAAAACGAAATAAGGAGCTAGTATGCTACAAAAAATGGTTATGGAATATCTTTTTAATGAAGATAACAAACAAAAAGTAATTGACGAATTAAACAAAAATGTAAACATTCCTATTATAAATGAAGATACAGAAGAGAAAATTATCTCTGCAATTTATGAAGTCTTTGAAGATGTAATGGGTAAAGTTTTAAATAAGTAATGCCTAGATTTAGTAGAAATAGCAAACACAAACTATATACTTGCGATGAAAGACTGGTTGGATTGTTTGAAGAAGTTGTTAAGGGTTTTGATTGCACAGTATTAGAAGGACATAGAGGACAAAAAGCTCAAGATGAAGCATATGATAAAGGAAATAGTAAGCTTAAGTTCCCAAATGGGAAGCATAATAAAAGTCCCAGCATTGCTGTTGATGTTGCTCCTTACCCTATTGACTGGCATGATAGGGATAGGTTTCATTACTTTGGCGGCTACGTTCTTGGAATTGCTAGACAGATGGGACTCAAGATAAGATGGGGTGGAGACTGGGATATGGATACAAAAACTAAAGACAATAAGTTTGACGACTTAGTACATTTTGAGATAAAGGAATAATGCCTAAACAGTTTAAAACATATACACGATTTGATGGTGGTCTTAACACTAAGACTAACTCACGCTCTATTGCTGATAACGAATTAGCTCAAGCTAACAATGTCATCATAGATGAGTTTGGAGTAGTTAAGTCTGCTGGTAAAGTAACTGATAATACAAACGATTATACTGCTCCAAACTTAGATGCGTCTCAACCTGGATTTGGTTTATTTCAAGCGAGAATGGACTATACTGGGGTTAGTGGTTCTGGAACTAATACATCCACAATAAAGACATTTTTGGCTGATACAGATGCTACTTCTGACACTAGAATAGATATATCTGATGGTAGTGGTAGTTTTTCAGAAGCTATAGACTTGGGTAGTACTGCAAATGGTAAGGTAATATATGACTTAGCTGATGGTGTGGTAAGAGTTTGTGATACTAATTTTGGTGCTGGTAATAGTGTAAAATGGTATGGATATGTAAATAAAAAGCTATGGTTAAAAGATGACTTGACTCAGCTAAATGTTGGAGGAGGTAGTGCCCAAACAGTAAATCAATGGGTGGTATCTGATGCCCCACCAAAACAACCATTTGATGGAACAGCTGCAACTGGATTAGTTAGTGCTGTACTTGGAATTGACGACACTCTTGAAGGTGTAGCTAGTGGAACTACGGTAACATTATCAGGCTCAACCACAATAACAGATTCAGGCAATACAGCTGGAACAGATACTCAACTAGATACTGGTTTATATGTCCTTATAAACGGCCCAGGTACTGATACAGTGGGAATAGTTAGTAGAGATAGCAACACACAGCTAACAATAGATTCATCAAAAACTTGGAATGAATCTGGCTCTGATACTAAACTATATATAGCTCCTGATGCTGGACTTGGATTTAATCTTCAAGCAGAAGCAGTTGGAAGCGATGGAAGTATACCATCTGGTACGTATGAGTTTGCTCAAACATTTATTTATGATGGTGTTCAAGAATCTTTACCTACGGTGATGACTGGACTAGTAACTGTTACTACTAATAAAAGGCTTGCGCTTTCTATTATAGCCTCTCATGGTTATGACGAAAGAATTACTGGTGGTAGAATATATTTTAGAGACTCTACTTCAAAAGGAGAGTTTCAATTATTAGCTGATATAGATTTAACCTATGGTTGTAGAACAAATTTAGAATCTAAACACGTTGGTTGGTCAACTATATATTCTGGAGCTTCTTTTTTATTTTGTACAGTAGCAATACAAGACCTAAATGCTGATACATACAGTTCATTAAATGGATATAACGCTGATTTATCTAGCATATCAATAGGCAATACTGGAGAAGGATATAAGACTAGCGTAGTGTCAAATAGAAGAAGGTTTGTAGCTAATGTAAAGTCTATCAATGACAAGGGGCAAACAGTTGTTCAGTCAGATAGATTAATGTATAGTGAGATAAATAAATTTGATACATTCCCACCTTTTAACTTTATTGATATAGGTGTTAACGATGGAGAAAACTTTGTAAAGATAGAGTCTTATGCTGATAGATTATTAGCATACAAAAATAAAACATTGTATGTTATTAACGTGGGTGGTGGTTCTGATACTCAATGGTTCTTAGAATCAGAGCATAAAAATATGGGAGTAGACTTCCATGCAGCAGTCGTAAAAACAGATTTCGGTGTAGCTTGGATAAATAAAAATGGATTGTATTTTTATGATGGGTCGCAAATAAGAAACTTGCAGAGCAAAGTACTAGAATCAGAGTGGACAGGCTTTGTAAATGATGATACTATGATTGGATATGAGCCAACTCATAAACATTTAGTTATAGTTAGAGATGCTGCAGCTTCTGGTGTTACTAGTGGTGATGCTTATGTTTATAGTTTTATTACAAACAGCTTTACTTTTGTAGAAGGTATGGTTGATAACGCTGTAAAAACTAATATTATTACAGACCTACACAATAATATGACTTTAGGTGTGGGAACAAATGAGCTAGAATCTTATGATGGAGAGCCAGACTCTATAGCTACATTTGACATAAAGTTAAAAAATGATGATTTTGATTTGCCAAATATAACAAAAAAGA